ACACGTAAGGAGTCGTCGGCAGCGTCAGATGTGTATAAGAGACAGCATACACACCGCGGAAATGCGGTATATTCACATGACAAGTATATCGCTACAGGGTGGTATTACGGACAAGATGGAGATGGCTACTAATGGCTAAATATTCAATGAATCGTTGGGCTTCTGATGAAGCGCAAATTTGCAAAGATGGCGTATGTTATGAGCCGTGCGACATCTCAGCGTCAAATACAACATGGCGAGCTGTTCAATGGGACGGCACAGAAGGTCGTGCTGAGTTGTGTGACGGCACTGACTACGATGTTAATACCGGTGAAGAAGCAATCTCGGCTGAATCTGAGCTGAGTGCATTGGCTACTGCATGGCAAACTGCATACGATGCTCACCAAGCGGAAATTGCAGCGGCAGAGTTAGCTGCGGCACAAGCGCAAGCAGAAGAAGAAGCAGCTGAAGAAGAAGCAGCTTCTGCATAATCTGTGAAAAGAACAGCCCCATTTTCGGACGAAGAAATAGTATTCATCCGTAAGTGGGGGATCATGCCTATCGATAGGACGGGCTTGCTGCATGACTGTTTGCACAACGTAAACACAGACAGTCCATTGCCTGACGCGACAGACGAAGTCACGTTGCAGCAGTGCATTGATGAAAGATGTGGTGAGATAGCGGGAAAGCCAGACATAGCCTTGATGTGGTCTGGTGGGATTGACAGCACGCTTGCATTCTACGCTTTGGTAGATCATGGCATTTCCTTTGAATGCTTAGGTGACCAAAAGTCTGTCGCGGAATATCCAGAATTAGCAGATCAAATAAAGCGTGGTCAGTTTTCTGGTGTTGAGTGGGTGGATCGTCCAAGATCAACTTATGACAGTTACTACAAGACTCGCACGTTGGTTACTGGCGAGCTTGGTGATCAGATGGTTGGAACAGACAAGCTGATATTCAGTTACCCAGACAAGCAGGTTCGGGAGCAAGACTCCAAGTCAGAGTTTGGTGACAAGGTATTTGACAGATACCACGATGCAATCAAAACAGTCTTGGGAAGAGATTACCTGACTGTTGCTGAATTTGCATGGGCGATGAATTTCTTGTTTAAGTTCACGAATGTTAAACGCCGGATGAAACGCATATTTAACTTAGACCGACAAGATCGCCTAAGCCATTTCTTTGATAGTCAAAGTTTTCAGCGATGGGCATTGCAAAACTACCGTGACAATGTGCATTTTGACGAAGTGACTGATTACAAGATGGCGTACAAAGATTACATACATTCGCACAACGGTGATGACAGTTATCGTAGTAGTAAAGTTAAGGAAGGCTCGCTAGTGCTAGTTCCGGTGGTTCGGTAAGTGAAGAATCTGGTTGATTTTATCCATGTAACACGCGGATTTTTGTCGCACGATACTTGCGATCAAATCGTGTCTGAGTATTGCAACGAGGGTTTTATCCGCGGTCAGCACCACATTGGATTGGAGCGGCGTAGACTGAGCGAGCTAAACATCTCAGATCAATCTGTCATCAGCCAAAAAAATACAGCACACCGTCAGCAGTTAGACGATCTAATGTTTTCAAAGATCGGAAATGTTCTTAAAAGATATCCAGATATCATCGTGCAAAATGATTCCGGTTACTCGCTCAGAAAGATGGATACTGGCGATTATTACAAGCAGCATACAGACGAGGGCGCATCTGGCACCGCGCCTTCTTGGAAGCTAACAGCATCTATCGTGTTAAATGACGACTTTGAGGGTGGTGACTTCTGCTTTTTTGATCGTGAGCTATGCTATACCTTGAAAAAAGGCGACTGCCTGACATTTCCTGCTAACTTCATGTACCCACACGAAGTAAGAGAAATCACATCCGGCACTCGGTTTGCGCTTGTAACATGGTTCTATTGATATGTTTGAAATAAAGAAAGCACAGTCTGGTCAATCTGCGGTTTTCCAATCTAACGATAAAGATTTATACACATACACCACATATACCGGCAAGCACACGATTAAGGTTGAGCAAGGCGACTCGGCTTGGATGATCAACCAACAGTCAGCCTCAGTCGTGCGTGGTGAGAAAGAAATCACCAATGACGGCATGACGGTGGTTATTCGTGGCTACACGCCAGATGAGAAGACGAGCAGCATCCAAACCTATTCAAACCTGCCATACGTTAACGGTTGCAGCACACACCAGATATTTCCGCCTATCAGGGTAGGCGATCCGACATTGCAGCTACTGTATATGCCGCCACACACAACCGAGCAGGTACACCACATCCACTCAACGGTACGCTGTGTTTACGTTCTTGAGGGGCAAGGTTGGTCAGTGCAGGGTATGAGTGATACGGTAGAAGAGCAGCTAAACGTGGGTGATGTGTTGGTGCTAGATAAGATGACACCACATCATTTTCGCACTGATGACTCACACCTTGTGGTAATACCGTTTCACGTTTACAGCTCAACGCATCTTGAGCATGGTCATCCGATGAAGGATGGCACCCATAAAATTTAGAGGTCAACAATGAATTTATATTCTTTTCCCAACATCGGCTATGTTTTTGAGCCATTACCAACAGACGTTTATGCAAGTTTGCGAAAAACTGCGGATGAATGCTTAAAAAACGCAGTTCCTTATAACAATAGACTGATGGGGCGTATTCAGGATGAGTACGATATGTCGCTAGAAAACAAAGTCTTTAGTAATTATTTGTTGCGAAACATTGTTGAAGATTATGACGCAGCACTAGGTAATTACTCGCGGTCGTATGCGGTAGCAGATGAAAATTACGAATTTTTTGTAAGCAGCCTATGGCTAAACAAGCAGAAAAAACACGAGTTTAACCCTGTACACCGCCACAAAGGCGTGTACTCTTTTGTGATTTGGCTAGACATACCTTACACGTTAGCTGATGAGGCTGCGTCCTATCCTGATGCTGTTGGTTCAAATAAAGCAGGTGCTTTTGAGTTTCAGTACACGGATACTCTAGGCAGAATCTCACAACTTACATTTGAGCAGGATAAAGAATTAGAAGGTAGTATTTGTGTGTTTCCTGCATCTTTAACTCACTGCGTCTATCCTTTCCACACAACAGACAAGTGCAGAATATCAGTAGCCGGAAATATTGGGATTAAGCGTAGCGCATAATGGTTTGGCATTTGCCTACTAATCTGCCAAAATCGTAGCAATTTTTGCAGGGGGCGGTTATGCGCAGTTATTACGCAAAAGGTGGTCGAGTCGAAAAGTCTAAAATGGCGTGCAATAAGCCGCGTCGGACTCCGTCTCACCCGAAGAAGTCACACGTTGTAAAAGCGTGCGAAGGCGGCAAAGAAAAGGTTATACGTTACGGTGAGCAAGGCGCTAAAACTGCTGGCAAACCTAAAGCCGGTGAGTCAAAACGCATGAAAATGAAGCGTAAGTCGTTCAAAGCGCGCCATGCCAAGAACATCGCCAAAGGCAAGATGTCAGCTGCCTATTGGGCGAACAAATCCAAGTGGTAATATTATGTCCGATCCAGACCTGCACCAATTAGACAAGGACCTTGCCGTGCTACAGAAAGAAGTTGACACGCAATTCAAAGAAATTTTTACCCGCATCAAGCGCCTTGAAATGATTATGATTGGCACGTCCGGCACAATTATTGTTTTACTGTTGAAGATGCTCGCTGAGAAATAGTATGACCCCCGCCGCCCGCCTGTACTTTTTATTCGTATCCTTATTGTTTGGTGGGCTGCTAGCAGCTTTAGCTAATATCGCTTTTGCCGCCGATCCCATCGTCACGGAATCAACGAGCACTGTTACCACTAACGGTTCTCAAACAACTACGGTGAAATCACCTCCCCCGTCTGCAATCGCGCCTCAGTTTAGCTCAGGTAGTACTTCTGACCTCTGTACTGTAGGGGCTTCGGGCGCGGTTCAGACCCAAATTTTGGGTATCTCAATCGGTAGCACTTTTACCGAAGAAAATTGTATACGTCTGAAGAACGCGAAAACGCTTTACGACATGGGTATGAAGGTCGCTGCCGTATCAGTGATGTGCCAAGACAAGAAGGTGTTTGACGCAATGATGAACGCTGGAACCCCATGCCCATACGACGGTCTAATAGGCGATGCAGCTAAGGCGGCGTGGGAAACACATACTGACAAGACCCCTGTTGAGGGAGAGACTGATGAACCCACAGCGGAAGACAAACGCAACCAAGCTCTTGGCGTTATCGGCGCTATTTTTGGCGGCGCCCTCTTATTCTGAATATGAGTTTGGACACACTAATAACGCTGCTGTGGGGGGTAGCACTTGGGGGATGTCTAGTCCTCTTTTTCCTGTGGCTTCAATACCGGGAGTGGATATCAACGGCGTCTTCTACCGCTACACCGCCATCAAAGACCCAAACGACCCCTATACCGTCAGTGTCCAGAATGAAGCTGCCAATGGCAGTGGATATATATTCAGGGAGACAGATGATTGGACGCGGGGAAGTGGTGGAACAATCCAAAAATTCGTACCTGTGCCGTATTCACCACTGGGAGATTGGGGCACTGGATCGATTGAACAGGTGGGTGTAGGTAGTGTTGAAGACCCCATTGTTATGTATAGCTATCGTGTTGACCCTGACCGGTTGCAGCCAACCCAAGAAGCCTACGACTTTAGTGCCATTTCTACTTACGACGCCCTTAGTGACGGTTACGTCACAGCATCGCTAGAACCAACAGACCGCGAGCTGTACGAAGACGACGAAGAGCTTAATAAATCTGACTCAGAAGAAGAGGATGATGGTCGGCTAGAAAAGGCTCTGGCGGCTCAAGAAAACGCGCTGACATTGGCTGGAAACGTCACTCAGTCAAACATCTTGCGGGCGATGAATGTCGCCACAAACCTAGATTCATACTACGCTGCCCAGATAAACGGTGGCGTATATCGAGAAACTGTTGTTTTAAAAGACAAAAATATACCTGATAATAGACGTGCGCTTCGCAGTTTGGGGCAGCAGAAGTTACACACTGATATGGTTGACCAACAGTACGGGAGATAACCATGAAGACTTTAATTGCACTGCTAGCATTAACACCTTGCGTCGTTGGTGCGGTAGACGTACCTATTGAGGGTACAGTTCAATCACGTTGCACAATCGACACTGATACGGCGGGTGTTTACGGCAACCCAAATGCGTACACGTTGACCACAGCAGCTGCTGACGGCGGTGTGCAGCCTGTTACTCGTTTTGATGTGACACTGGCAGATGCGTACTACGCGAAGGTTACTCATCCAGATTCATTTAGCACCGCACCAACAGCAAACGCAACTGTAACCTTTACCGGTGAAACAGAAGTAAGCGCAGTCGGCGATGCAGCGATGTCAGGTTATGAAGCTGCTAAGACTACGTTCGGCAACAGCACTCAGTTTGATTTGACCGAGTCAGGTTCTGTTTGGTTAAAGACTTCATCCGTTGCTACCAACGGCGGAGATAAAGCGTTCCCGGGCGGCACGTACCGCTCAATCGTGGTGGCTGAGTGTATCGCCAAGTAATAGCGCTATGCACACTGTTGTTGTGCATGAACGCGTCAGCGCATGAGATGACACCTACCTATCCTAAGTGGGTTCCTTCGCACATGGACGGCGTGTGGAAGACCACGATGGAGATGTTTAACAAGCGCGACGACGTTGAGTGGTACGAAATTGGAGTGTTCGACGAGAACTGGAACCCAGTCAATTTTGTAACTAGCTACAGGCTTTTTCAGATGCCCCATTTAAGCCGAGTTAAATTTGACGTTTACATCGCCACACCAGATGTGGCTGTTGCCGAGTACATCTGCTCGAAATCCAAGCTTCGATTGATAAGTGAACAAAAGACCATGGTGGCATCGCGTGTCTGTTCGAGGTTTAAGTGAAGCGTATTACGGTAATACTGGCATTGCTTTGCGGCGGCGCGCACGCTGACAGCAGCTCGTTGAACCTAGCTATACCGAACATGGGGTCAACCTATGGAACAGACTCTATACGTGCTGGCGACCTTGATTGTAAAAACTCTATAGGTGGCGCTACCAACTTCGAGCTTGGTGTCACGTCAATTATCGATAACGCTATCAGCCCATTTGAGTCTGAAGACCCACTGAACCCAACAACTAAAGACGTCGGCATATACGCACGTATTGTGATTCCGCTTGACGCACCAAAAGAAAGAATTAACTGTAACACCTTGTATCAGCTAGAATTACAGCGTAGAAGGATTGAAGTGCAGAAACTGCGTCAGGAGCTAGAAAACCTGCGTAGATTGCAAAAACAGGCTTTTGAGAATTAGCGATGTGGTGCGAGCATGCCAATAAGAAGATTTGTTTTACGGGAAGTAAACTAATGCAACACCACACCGCTGAGTTCACAGTACGCTTTTACGTGCAGATTAGATAGACGGCAAAGACATAGACATGGCTGATCTTGGAGAAAAACTTGACGAAATTGAAGGCTTGGCTGACAAACGTCTCAGCCTTTTTGGCTTACGGTTTACTCCTACTCAGCTTGGCATGGCTGTGGCTGCCCTTGGTTCTGTACTGGGTGCTCTCTACGGCGGCTTCACGATGTACCAAAAAGTGGAAGAGCTGGCGAGCCTAGACATCGGCGGCTACCAAGCCCAGATGGAACAAACTAGCGCCAAGATTGAGACCCAAGAAAAACTGCTGACTTCTATAGAACAAAATCTGCGTGACGCCAAACAACTCACGTACGATATTGAAAAACGTGTAAACGATAAGGTCGTTTACTTTGAGCAGAAGATGGATAAGTTCGAGGCTAAGGTCGATGAAACAAAGGCGGAGCTTGAAGAACGCATCCAAAAGGCATTAGACAACCCACTGGCGAATTGACATGACTGAATTTGAAAAAGCTGACATTGATGGTGACGGCGTAGTTTCCAAAGAAGAGATGGAAATTTACCTTGAAGACAAACGCCGTCGCATGGAAGACGACGATGCTCAACGCGACGCTATTCGCAAGATGGCATGGTTTTCGTTGATAGGACTGCTAATCTACCCAATAGGTATCGCGATTACTTCGGCTTTTGGCATGGATAAAGCTTCAACGTTGATCGCGGACATTGCGCCAACCTACTTCGCTTCGATTGCGGTTTTGGTTTCAGCGTTCTTCGGTGCTGACGCACTAAAAGGTAAAGGTAAAAAAGATGCGTAGATATTACAAAGAAGGTGGCGCAGTTAAAGATGCTTGCTACCACAAGGTAAAACGCCAGTACAAAGTATTTCCATCAGCGTACGCATCTGGTGCCATCGCCAAGTGCCGCAAGAAGAAGGCTGGTAAGTAATGGCTGTTCGCAAGACCAAAAAGGGCGCAGCGTTAAAACGCTGGTTTAAAGAAGACTGGAAGGACGTGCGTACCGGTAAGTCTTGTGGACGTAAAGAAGGTGAGAAGCGTGGCACGCCGTACTGCCGCCCCACCAAACGAGTTTCTAGCAAAACTCCAAAAACTGCATCGGAGATGTCGTCAGCGGAGAAAAAGAGCCGTATTTCCCAGAAGAAGTCACTGGGTCAACCTGCGGGCAAGCCTAAACGCGTAGCCCCTTTGAAGCGTAAAAAGACCGTGAGGAAGAAGAAATGATACCCGTCGAACTTATTACCATGGCTGGCGGTGCCGCTATGGGTGGCTTGTTTAAATTCATGGATAAAGCCCAAGAGAACAAGCAAAAGCAGCAAGAAATGATGATGAAGGTGATGGAGGCTAAGACGAAGGAAGCCGACGCCGACGAGATGCGAGCAACCAGAAGTGCTGATGCTGCCGCTGCTCGCGTTGGTAACGATCCATTCGCGAAGATGACGCGTCGAATCTTTGTACTCTCGATGATTGGTCTCGGCGGTTGGGCAATGATGGGCGGCCTTACTGGGTTAGATATTGTCGTTCCTGTTCAGAAGGAAACTGGATTTAACCTCTTAGGACTGATAGATACTACTGGTACAACTACTGAGTACGTGCGACTTGAAAATGCTATAGTCCACTTTGAATGGCTGAAAACGTCCATTCTCGCTGCCGGTGCGTTTTATTTAGGTAAGAGTTAATGAAGCGAGCAAGTCTAATAGCGTTATTACTGCTAACAGCAGGATGCTCAACCCCAGAGCTGAAGGAAGGGACGCCTTTGAATAACGACGACGAATGCTCATTAAACTCAAACCCAATCTGTATTCCAATCGGGGGTCATAGTGGCACTGCTAAAGCTTGATTTCAAACCGGGCGTCAACAAAGAAGATACTCCGTACACCAACGAAGGTGGCTGGGTTGAATCTGACAAAATCCGCTTTCGCTCTGGTCGTCCTGAAAAAATTGGCGGCTGGCAAAAGTACTCAAACACTCAGCTAGCTGGCTTTACTCGTTCTCTACACACAGTGCGCACCTTAGACGGCACCGTTTACATGGCGGTTGGCACTAACGAAAAAGTGTACATGGAGCAAGGCGGTACTTTTTATGACGTCACCCCCGTTCGCGAAACCCAAGCTTTATCTAACCCTTTTGACACATCAGCAGGGTCAGCGGTTATCACCGTTAACGACACGGCTCACGGCGCGGACGACGGCGCGTATGTGACTATTTCTGGAGCTGCCATTACTGACGGCATCCCTGCGGCTGAGCTTAACGCTGAACACCAAATTACGTATATTGACGCTGACTCGTACTCAATCACCGTTACAACTCTGGCTACGGCTGGCGTTACAGGTGGTGGCGGCGCCTCAGTTTCAGCTGAATACCAGATAAATATCGGTGTCGCTGGAGCGACTCCACAGTACGGCTGGGGCGCGGGCTTATGGAACCGAGCGCGTCAGACTATTTCTGGTGGTTCTGGTTGGAACAGACCGGCGCTAACAGCGGGCTCTCCTATAGCTCCAAGAGTTTGGAACTTCACTAACTGGGGTGAAGACGTCATTATGAATTTTGCAGGTAGTGCTGTTTATACTTGGGATGCAAGTAGCCCATTTAATCGCGCTACTCTGATCACGCAAGCGCCGCATAAGGTTAACCACGTGCTTGTCACTAGCGACCGCCACTTAGTTTGTTTTGGTTGTAACGTTCCGGGTTCCGCTAACTCAGCAACAGCTTTAGATTCCTTAAGTATTCGTTGGTCTAACCAAGAGGACTACACCGAGTGGGACGTAAAAGCCACCAACACAGCTGGCGATAAGCTAATTACTAACGGTACTGAAATTAAAGCGGTTGCTTCTACTGAGAACCAAGTAATTATTTGGACTGACGATTCAGTTGAGTCGATGCAGTTTGTTGGGCCTCCATACACATTCGCATTCGCAAAAATAGGCACCGGTGCCGGTATTGTTTCGGCTAAATCGTGGGCTGCGTACGACAATGTCGTCTACTGGATGGGCGAGAACGGATTCTATGTGTATCAAGGTGGAACCAACGTGCTCCCATGCACCGTTCAAAGGTACGTGTTTGACGGGATAGACACAGCTAACGAAGATAAAGTGTTTGCGGTTCTTAATAGAGAAAACCACGAAGTTACGTGGTTCTACCCCGCTACTTCTGTAGACGCCAGACATTTAAATGGCGCAATTGACGCTACCGCAACTACGATATACCTAGATACGACAGCGGCGCTACCAAGCTCCGGAACAATATCGATAGGCACTGAGTACATAGACTACACCGGTAAGACCGACTATTCGCTAACTGGAGTTACCCGAGGAGCCCGAGGCACAACAGCAGGTTCGCACGCAGATGCGGCGGACGTAACGGATGCTGATGGCAACTGGAACGACGAGCCGTATCACTATGTGACGTACCACGTTATAGATAAACTGTGGTGGCTAGGTAAGTTGGAGCGTTCCGCGATGATTGATCGAGGGGTGCTTGCGTATCCAGTAGCAGCTGGAACGGATGGCTACTTGTACGAACACGAGATAGGTAACGACGCGGATGGTGGTCCGATGGTGGCGTTTATTCAGTCAGGTGACTTTGATATTGGTGAGGGCGACAGCCTGATGCACATACATCGGGTTATCCCTGATTTTACAATCACTGGTAGTGTTGATTTGAGCATGCAGACTAAAAAGTACCCTGCTAGCTCAGAAGTTAAAGAAACTATCGGCAACATCACGCCAACAACCGAGAAAGTAAATGTGCGCATACGCGCTAGAAATATGGCGTTGCGTATTGAAAGTGACGGCGTTGGTGATTATTGGAAGTACGGTTCAACCCGAATCGATCAGCGTACAGACGGGAGAAGATAATGGCAGGTGGTGGACTGGGTAACGTAGACCCAAGACAACAACGTAATTCGAGCGTGGCTAGCCCTTTTGGCGGGTCGATAAGTAGACCGATGACGCAAGATATAATGTCGCCGTCGTCGTTCCCCCCTCCTGAGTCAACGACGGTAATGCCTCCTATGTATGGTCGCCCAATGCAGCAGCCTTATGGTTTCCCCATGCAGCAGCCGTATGGTCAACCTCAGCCTCAGCCGTATCAGGTTTTTCCGGGGCCAATGCAAAGCCCTCTAGGTAGAATGCCGCAGCCTGTCATGCCGCACTCTCACGGCGAAAGCGGCGAGGTAGTTCAAAACGCTCAGCAAGCTCGAAACCTGTCAGACACAGCACAATCAGCGCCTCAAGCCGATATAGACAAAGCTATCGGAATGAATGAGGCACTGAGAGCAAGTAATTTCTTTAGTTGAGTTTTAATGTCAAAGATAACCAACATCCGCCTGCCATCTACCGGCTTTGCTGCTGAAGTAGACCCGATTGCGTTCAACCAGACGCTTGAAGCGGTGACGCAGATTGTTCGTCAGCTAAACAGCACTTACACGCCGCAAGCTACTGAGGACAACCAGTCTGAGTTGGATTGGTTTAGCGGGACTACAGGTCCTGTTTCTCGTTCTACACTTGAAGACCGAGGCACGTTTGCGTTTGGCGCTTTTGTTGATTACACAGACCAAACCCATACCTCAGTTGATACAGCCAAAGCGATTACGTGGAACACAACCGCATACTCAAAACACATCCAGATTGGCGCTACGACTAGCCACATTGAGTTTGCAAAAGCGGGCAAATACCGCGTCGAGTTCACAGCGCAGCTGAGCTCTGAGTCTGCAAACGCTAAAACTTTCTGGTTCTGGCCTAGAATCAACGGCACAGACGTCACCGGCTCGACTATGCGAATTACAGTGCATGACAACGACGAGGCTAAAACTGTTGCCCGTACAGGCATGTTTCAGGTGAATGCCGGAGATTATTTAGAAGCCATGTGGGCGGTGGACAGTCTAGATACGTCGCTTCAAACGTATGCAGCTGAGACTTTTTGCCCTGCCGTGCCATCCGTAACCTTAACTATTACGAGCGTGACCAGTGAGCAATAAGTATTTTCGCGACCATTTGATACCGGCGGCATCTACTGAAACCGACCTTTATACGGTACCAGACGCTAACACTTCAATCTTGCGCTCGCTTCGCGTGACCAACGGAAACTCGTCAGATGCAGACATTACTGTTTCTCAGTACGACGACGGGGGCACCGAGGTATTTTTGCTGAAAGCGTACCCACTATCCCCGAACGGCACGATTGACGTGTTTAACGGAGTACCATGCGTACTGGAAGCGGGCGATAAAATCACTGTAGAATCAAGCCAATCGACGGTACACTTCTACCTAAGCTACTTAGAACACGACCGGAACTAAGGTTATGAACAATCCAGCACAGTATGGTCGCAACGGCGACAACACAATGGTCCACATGAGCAACGGTGAAGTTGCCGGACTCGAAGCTCTAGCTCGTGCAAATGGCACGAATCTGACCACAAACCCTGTGACTGGATACCCAGAAGCATTTAACTTGGTGCCGACCCTAGCAGGTATTGCAGGTGGCATGATCGCTGGTCCTTGGGGCGCAGCACTGGGTTCAGGAGCTGCTACAACAGCTCAGACTGGCTCACTAGAACAAGGTCTAGCGGCAGCGGCTATGTCAGGCGCAGGCTCGGCAATCGGTGGAAATCTAGCCGCTGAAGCAGGTACTCAAGCTGCGACAGACGCAGCTGGCGCTGCAATAACTCCAAGCGACACCTTAGTTTCAGCAGCAACCCCAACGGGCGGCGCTCCAGTGTTCGGAACTATGCCAACCCCCACTCCAACCCCTTCTACATTCGGTGGCGCTGCAATGACCGGAGCACCTGCAACTTCTGCGGGCACTCTTGGTAACACTGTTACAGGCTCTGGAATAACTAACACAACCGCCGGATACAGCCCGATGGAAGCTAACTTGTATCCTGAGCTAGCGCCATCAACTATGGACACTATGACCGCAGGCGTTAGTGATTTCGCTACTAAAGCTGGCGACACCATGGCAGGTGCTAAAAACGTATTCAGTGACACCGACAAAACCACTGCGTTCCTGAAAGCTAACCAAGGAAACATCATGCTTGGTGGCGCTGGTATGGCAGGTCAAGCGGCTTTGGAAGACGCCGAGGCTAAGAAGACCGCTGAGCAGAAGATGGAAGCTGATAAGTTTGGCGAAGCTCAACGCTCATGGCAGCAAATCGCTAGCACATACGGCAAATACGGTAAGGCTCCAACAGCTGGTATGCGAGACTACGCTAGTAGATATGGCGTTAATTTCAGAGAAGGTCGTCAGGTTAAATCTCCTGAGCAGCAAGCGTACGAAGACCAAGTTATGGAGCGTTATCGCTCACAGGTCGCTGAAGAACCTGCGTACACCCGTATTCCTGTTGAGATTCTCGACTACTTCGGCGTTAAAGACCCGTACCGCTTACGCCGTGCGATGGACGCTAATAAAGAAGAAGCGCCAGTAGACAAACGCGCAGCTGGCGGATACCTAGAGGGAGGCATTGCTTCTTTAAAGGGTGACGGCATGAGTGACTCCGTGCCAGCTAAAATTGATGGGTCACAACCAGCAGCTCTAAGCACCGGTGAGTATGTAATCCCTGCTGATGTGGTCAGCCACTTGGGTAACGGCTCATCTGACGACGGCGCTGTACGATTAGACGAGATGCTAGACCGAGTTCGTATGGCTCGCACTGGCACCGAAGACCAAGCTCCTCAGATCGAAGCAGATAAATACCTACCAGCATGATTGTGCAGCCTGTACTGAAAGAGAACGTCAGCCAAGTCTGGAGTTCTGTTGAGAAGTTCATAACAAAAGCGTTAGAATTCTCAAAAGGTGACTACAACGCAGAACATGCTAAAGTGTACCTAGCCAACGGCACATGGAATCTATTCGTGGCTGTTGACGAATCTGGCGATATTAAAGGCGCTTGCACAGTAAACTTTGAAAACAGACCGAACGATAGAGTCGCGTTTGTAACTGCTATGGGTGGTCGCCTAATAAGCGACTCTGACACAATCAACAACTTTAAACAGTTGCTGAAACACTACGGCGCTACCAGATTAGAAGGCGCTGCACGAGAGTCAACCAAGCGGTTATACGAATCTAAGTACGGTATGGCAGAAAAATACTCTATTGTGGAGACAGCCTTATGAGCGGCGGCGGCGGAACTCAGCAGTCAAACGTGACTCAAACAGACATTCCTGAGTGGTTAAAACCATATACGATTACTAACGTTGAGTCGGCTCAAGAAGCTATTACTAAGCCATATCAAGACTTTGGCCCAGACGTATCTGGCTTCACTTTTGACCAGCAACAAGCTCAGCAAGGTATTTTGCAGCTAGACACTCCGACGGCGTTTGGAACTGCGCAAAATACTTTAGGTGATATAGCTAGCGTTGCTCAAGGTCAGTCATACGACCCAACTTCTTTTTCTGCTAACTATCAAGCCGCTGAGTTTACTCCAGATGTAGCCAAGCAGATGATGGACCCCTACATGCAGTCGGTCGTTGACACGCAAAAGAAACAGATTCAGAAAGACTACGCGCAACAGGCGAACATAAACGCAGCTCAAGCGGTAAAAGCAGGTGCTTTTGGTGGTGGTCGTGAAGGTGCGCAACGCGCAGTGGCTCAAGATGAAATGCTAGACCGCATGGCTGAAGTTCAAGCTACAGGTACGCAGCAGGCGTATGAGTCAGCTAGAGATCAGTTTGCTAAGCAAGAAGCGGCTAAGCAGACTCAAGCAACTATGGAAATGACCGCAGATGAGCGCGCTGAGATGTCTAAACAGTTCGCTGCTAATTTTGGTCAGCAGGGTCAACAAATTGCTCAACAGGCAGCTGAAGGTCAGGCTCGCGTAGCTGCGGCTCAAACAGAAGTAGACCAAGCGATTCTCAAAATGCAGAACGCAGTTGGTGCGGAGCAGCAGGCGCAGGCTCAGAAAGAACTTGATTCTGCTAAAGCACGTTTCGAAAGCGAACGTGACTACGACCGCCAGAACATTATGTTTATGAACGCTGTTCTACGTGGCACACCAATGGGCAGTACCTCAACTTCAAGTCAGTTCAGTGCGACTAACCCATACGCTCAAGCAGTGGGTGCAGGTATCGCGGGTCTTGGCGCCTATCAAAAATTCAGCTAATCGGCAGCAGATATGAACATCGTAAAGCTTCAGAACGACCTTAAAGACCTGTCTGACCGTCAGCTGTTAGACACCATGCAAGCAGGCTCAGCGCCGCAGTATCTTGTTTTAAGTGAGATGCAGCGTCGCAAAAAGATGCGCTCTGAAGCGCAAAGCAAGCCACAGCAACCAACTAGCGTTGCTGACGACATTATGGCTCCGCCAGCTCAACCTCAAGGTTTGGCAGGTATGCCGCAGGTCCCACAAGTTGCTATGGCTTCAGGTGGCATTGTTGGTTTCGCAGGTGGTCGTGAAGTTTACAAAGACATCGAGAGCATCGAGTCTAGCGGTCGTCAGTATGACGCTGAAGGCAACGTACTCACTTCTCCAAAAGGCGCTAAAGGTGTTATGCAGGTAATGCCAACTACGGCAATGGACCCCGGCTACGGTGCTCGAAACATCTTCCAACTGGCTGATGACTTAGGTGTCGACTACGGCGGCAAGAAAGACCTTGAAACCGCTGAGTTGTTATTAAGCAACGAGATGCTGAACCGTGCTATGGGCGAAGAATACTTCAAAGCCATGGAAAATCGTTTTGGCTCTGAAGACGCAGCGCTCGCTGCATACAACGCAGGTCCGGGTCGTGTTGGTCGTTCTGGTTTTGATGAGTCTGGCGACCGTGATGTGCTGCCAGAAGAAACTCAAGGCTACCTAGCTAAAGCTGACAAGTTAAAAGCTGAGCGTAAACTACCTACTCAAACCGCAGCGGAAGGCATTGCGGCACTGGGCGAAGCTCGTGGCAGTTATGGTCCGGGTGAGATGACTCCTACCCAAATTACCGAAATGTATGGTCCTAGCTGGGCAGATGTTCCGGGCGATTCAATGCTACGTGGTCTGAACGGTGGGTCTGACGCTGAAACAGTTGCCGACGCAAATGCTCAAACTTTGTTTTTCGACCAAGGCGGAGCCTACGACGTCAGAGATATGGCTGGCATTCCCAACGCCGGTGGCAGCAGTGTGTTTCCTAATCGTGCTGCTCTGCCTGATATTCCTGAAGATAAAGGGCTTACTGCGTTGGCGCCGAAGAGCCCACGCGGACAAGTAAGATCACTCTTGCCGGGTGAGAAGATCGTTAACGCAGCTGAGCGTGCGACTGCTGAAGACTACGAAGAGCTTCCGTACCGTGCGTTAGCTCCAGATAACGAACCATTCGACATCGAAGCTATGGGTAAAGGACTGCGTCAGCAATCTGCCGCTGATGCTATTGCAGCTCTCGGCGAAGGTCGTGGTAGCTATGGTCCGGGTGAGATGTCACCTACACCTAAGTCTAATCAGTTCCAACGCAAGTTCGGCGCTCCCGGTGCTCGTCCTCGTGAAGACGGCGGCATATTCAATCTCATTGATAAGCTAAAGAGCGGCACAACTGCTAACCCTGCGGAGAACGCAGAGGTACTGGCTCAACTCGAAGAGATTGAACGTAGCCAAGCAAACAAAGATTTTGACGCTGGCGCTCAGGCACGTATGGACGAGATTGCACGTCGCAGTGGTGAAGTTATCCCAGAGACTAAACCAGAAGCTCCTAAAGCTGCACCGGTTCCAGAAACCAAAAAGGTTAAGGCTGACGATAACGACTTCACTGATGACGACCCAATCAAGACTCCAGTTGTTGGTGATCAAGAGCCTCAGTACAGCCCAGTTCGCGACGACAGCATGGCTGACTTCTTAATGCGTGCTGGTCTTGCCACAATGGCTAGTAAGAACACTGGCTTCCTTGGCGCACTCGGTGAGGGTGGCATTAAAGGTCTTGAAAGCCTTGATAAGTCTAAAGAAACCGCACGTAAAACTGAAGAAGCACGCATGCTTGAAGAAGGTCGCATGTCACGCCAACAGATGGCAGGTGAAGCTTCACTTGAAGCTGCAAGACTTCGCGGTGCATACTCTCTGATAGGCTCACTGGCTAAGCAGGTAGCGAAGATCGACGAAGAAATAGCTGACCCAATTAAGGCGGCTCAACCTTCTGTTATCGAAGCTCTAAAAGCTACTAGAACCAAGCTAATGCAAGACATTGAGAAACTGCAAAAGCAAGTTGCTGGCGCTCAAAGCGGAGTAACTAAAGAGTCGCTGAAGCGAGTATCTTAAATAACTGGAGGCCAACGTGGCATATACATACCGTTTGCAAACAAGCACTGGACGGGAGATCGCGTTTGAGTCGCCAGAGAAGCTAAGTAAAGCTGAAGCTCAAGACTTCGCTGAGCAGTACGCTCAAGAAGACCTCGCTGAAGAGCAACGCATCCAAGCGGAAGCGTACGCTGAACGTCAGAAGATGGCGGAAGAGTACGGGGGCTTCAGCGGTCTGTTAGAGCCTGAGTTCTACTCCCAAGATTTACCTATGGCGCTGGCTCAAGCCGGTTCACAGATTCGTAAGTCTGGCGGTGATGTGCTGACCGCACTCGGTGCTACTGAAACTGGTAGAGAGTTGTCTGAAGACGCAGCGGCTAACATCAAAGCGTTTGAGCAGATGAAGTCTGACCCATATCAGGCGTTACAAGCTATGAACGCAGCTGAGCTAGCCCAAGAAGAAGGCAGCATCGGTAAGTTCCTAACTTCAGCTGAGCAGCTGCTTACTAACCCAACACTAGGCTCTCAGGCATTTATTCAATCTGCCCCTGCTTTGGCGGCTACTGGTGTTGCAGGTCGTGGCGCTACTCTTCTCGGTGCAGGTACGAAGACCGCTACTGGCGCAGCTATGGCTACTGGTGCAGGTTTGCAATCTGCTGAAGTAGTCGGCGACGTATATCAAACAACTTATGATGCTGAGATCGCAAAAGGCGCGTCTCAAGAAGAAGCGGTGGACCGCGCACTATCTAACGCTAGAAACAAAGCTGCGGCTATGTTCGGCGTGTCTATGGCTACTATGATGCTACCGGGTGGTGCGACCCTTGAGAAAGCTTTAGCGGGCACAAATACTGGTCGTGGTCTTGTTGCAGGTGCGGTTAAAGGTTTCCTCGGTGAAGCAGCTCAGGAAGGCATCGAAGAAGGTACAGGCCAGTACCTGAAGAACTTAGCGGCGTACGAGTATGACCCATCGGTCGATCTTGGCGAAGGTGTAGCTGAAGCGGCAGGTGCCGGTGCTGCACTCGGTGGTCCTCTCGGTGGATTTGGTGGCGGTGCTAGTGGCGCATATAACGCCATGGTTGCTAACCAACAAGAACAGTACGAAGCTCTCAAGAAGCAGCTTGAAGAAGCGCAACAGGCGCCAACAACTCCGGCGGCTGCACCAGTAGTCGAGGAAGAAGAAGCAGCTGTTGAACAGCCAGATATGTGGTTCCCTACGATTACTGATCCACAGCAGCGTATGGACGCTATCGACAGAGAGCTTGACTCGTTAAGCAAAGGTCTTGGTGAGTATCAGGGCATCGACGGCAAGATACGTGGCGAGATTAAGAAGTCACTGGATTCTGAGCGCAAACTGGCTGTTAAGAACCGCCAGAAAGCTCGTGCTGAAGAAGCTAAGCGCAGAAAAGAAGATGAAGCAGCTGTAGAGATGCTGCCTAAGCGCGCTAAAGATTCAGCGGCGGCGTTTGAACAAGAAGGCGTGCAGGAAGATTTGTTCGGCATCGTGCCTGAAGAAACCCGTGCGCAACCACCTCAAGAGTTCCCACTGCCACCAGTAGCTGACAGAACACAAGCTCAGCGTAAACCAACCCCTGTGCAGCCAGATGAAACAATATCTATGGGCTTGCCGCTTGAGGGTGGGTACACCCAAACCGATTTCCTAAAAGACGCTGGCTTAGAAGCGGCGCAAGAGTTACCTCCTGCTACAACTAAGCGAGAAGCCCAACGTAAAGCCAAAATGCAAATTGGCAGACCAACTCGCGACGGTAAAATGTTATCGCTCGGACCTACCTTTGAGCAGACAAGAGACGCACTGGTTGGTTTGGACCTAACTACTGAAGAAGGTGTAGTTGCAGCGCGTAAGGTTCTTGATGGTCTAGACGTCGCAACTGGCGCGAGAGCACGCGGCGGAGACCAGTGGATTACTGATCTAAGAAACAACCTGTCACCACAACTAGCAGTTGTTGAGCAGCAGATTGCTGAGCAGAAAGCCGAAGAGAACGCACGACTAGAAGAAACGCTGGCGCAGCAAGTCGCACAGGATGAGCAAGCTGCTGAACAAGAAGCGTTTGACGCTGAAACTCGTGAAGGTATAGCGCAGCAGGTAGATGCTCAGGAAGAATCTCAGAAAGCCGCTGAGATGGAGCAAGCGTTTGCTGATTTACGCGAGCGCAACCAGACCGACACAGCTACTGCAACTGAAGAAGACTTACGTGATCTTGAAGCTTCTGGCTTTGAGCTAGAGCCGATTGACGTGCAGGCGTACGAGCAGGCAGTTGAGCAATCAAAAGAGTTCGGCGGTGAAGTAAATATCGACGACTACATTCCTAATAACGCTAACCCAGAAACCCGTGCTGCTGCCGACAAGATGGCTAAGCAGTATCTGGCTACACGCTACATTGACCTACGTTCAGCTAAAAACCAAGAAGCTATGGCTGAGTTGGAAGCTACCGCACGTAACATGCTTGGCGATAGAACTTGGGCATCAGTGAAAGGTGCTGTAACTAAACGTCAGAACCAGCAGATTCGCGACCTAAAAGCTCAGACTGAAGGCGCAGTCCCCGGTCAAATGGACATGTTCGCGGAGCAAGATAGAAAAGATGCTGCGGCAAGGCGCGTGGCTGAAGCGTACAAGTCTGAGTACAACGAGGTAGTAGAGGCGACTTCTAAAGAACGTGCTAAATTGGTGAAAGCGTTGGAAGATACGCTTGCAGCTGAACGCGCAAAACGTGAAACCGCTGAAGCTGAAGCCGCTCGTGCTAAGAAGGAGGCAGAAGATGCTAAATCAGCCGTACGTGAAACTGAAGTGGGAAGACGGGAGCGTCGAGACGATCAGCAGCCAGCAAGCGAGCCAAGCGTGGCAGTGGATGAGCGAGCCGTCGAGCCTAAGCCCAAGACCACCAAAAAACCTACTGCACCTAAGTCAGGAGGCGTGGCAGACACTGGGGGAGCTGCTGGACGAGATACTGGAGGAACAGGCGGAGAGCAGCCTGCACTAGCACTCCCTGAAGCTGCACCTCTTGTTCAGAAGGCGCTCGCTGACCCAAGTGAAAATAATGTAGCTGACTTGTTAGATAAGGCAGTAGCTGATGGCTACATGTCTAGCGATCAAGCAGTTCGTTACACCATCAAGTTGAAAGACCCGATGGAGCGTGCTCGTGCTATCAATTACGTAGCTCGTGCTATGGCTGACACTGCTTACTTCCAAAATAACCCTGAGCAAGCAGCTGAGATGTCTAAGCAGGTTGCGACCCTGATAGACGCTAACAAGATTCAGCGCAAGATTGATAAGGCTGAAGCTGACACCGCAGCTGCGGACAGAGAAGCTGCTGAGATTCGTGCGCTTGAAGAAGAAGGCATCGTTGACGACTTTGATATTTTTGATGCGTCACGTTCACCATTTACTACTGCTGAACCTGCGTCACAAGTTAACGAGCTTGAGAAAGGTTTCAAGAATCTTATCAGCCGTGTACGTAAGCACAACAAAGTAAACATCGTTCAGTCTGTATCTGATCTCCCCTTTGATGCGCCTAAAGACTTACGTGGTGCGTATCACAATGGTGAGGTTTACGTTGTAGCAGATAACACTTCGACCCTAGACTTTGAAGAAGTCGTAGCTCACGAAACTGTGGGTCACTTGGGTCTGGAGAGCATGCTTGGTAAAGGCGGCTTCCGTGCGCTACTACAAACCGTACACAAGTTAAAAGACAGCAATCCTGAGATTCGTCGTGTTCTTGAGAACATCAAAGCGGCATATACAGACCCACAGGGTCAGTACAACCTAGACGAAATCCAAGAAGCTCGTGAAATCCTTGCGCACATTGCGCAGAGTAAAGCTAACTACCTAACTGACAATCGTGTGATGCGTGCTTACAACGCAGTCGTTAACAGGGTTAAGCAGTTCTTAGGTAAGTTGGGTTTCGGCGATCAAGGTTCATTGTTGCTTGACCAGTTAATCTACGATGCAGCGATGCACGTCGATGGTGGCAAGCATGCTAACCGTTCAGATCGTTACTTCTTACGCTCACCTTCTGCGGCACAGATGCTTATGCAACGTGCTTGGGACATGGGCTACCGTGGCTACGATGTAAACGGTGCAGGTGCGTACATGCGCAACCTACCATCAACTACGGTCACGCCTGAGACAACTCAGGAGATGTTGAGCGAAGACTTTAACGAAGAGCCGCTAGATCAAGTAGCGTTCTCACGTAAACCTATCAACCCAGAAAACGTTGACCCTAAGTTCCGTAAGTTCATCAAAGAACGTCCTGAGCCAAAAGGTCTGTTCCGTGCGCTGAAAACCTCTATGGGCATCGGTCCAGATATGCGCATCCGTGACTACATTCGTGTTACCGGCGTGGATGCTGTATCGACAGTAGAAGACAAGTTGATGCGCTTCTACAACAACCAGTTAGAAGGCGACGGTTGGTTGAACCCAATCGTGTCATACGTTCAGGCACTACGTGCTGACGGCATGGCTAACTCACTGATGCGTACCGGTCGCTTGTATGTTAACGAGCATGGTTTGTTCGATACCAAACTAAAAGAGGGTGAAGACCCTGCGTCATTGCTGAAGGTATTCCAAGCAGTTAAACGTCTTGGTAATCGAATCGGCAGTATAGACACAGCGTCTGAAGCGGTGAGCAAGGTGCTCATCTCTCGCCGTGAGTTGCAGATCAACGAAGAGAACAAGCGTCTTGAGAAGCTAGAGCAGAAGTTCCGCGACGAAGGCAACAATAAGATGGCTGACATCACCCGTGAGAAGATCAAGAACATCTTCTTAACTCGTGATGAAAACGGTGAGAACCGTCAGATGACTGAGGCTGAGCTAGCTGAGCGCATGGCTGAGAACCAGAAGAACATCGACGAGTATTGGGACACAACTCCTGAGATTCGTGAAGCGTTTGAGCTTTTCACCGAGTACAAGAACAACCTGATTCAAACTGCTGTCGACACAGGCTATATGTCTGAAGAAAAGGCGGAAGCGTTGATGGAGAGCTTGGCGTACGTTCCGTTCTACCGCGAGCAGAATGGCGAGTATGCGCAGGTTAGCCGCGGCGGTGCTGGTCTTGCAGACATAGAAGTTATCCGTCAGCTGCAAGGTTCTAACAAGGACATCAACGTTCTCGACAACATGATGCAGATGTCTTTCTTGTGGACAAACGCAATTATGAAGAACCACGCATCGCGTGGCATGGTTGATAGCTTGAATGAGATGGGTGAAGTTAAAAAGATTTACGACGACCCTAATCAGATTCCACGAAACGAGCCGGTTGTTACCTACCGCGACAAAGGCGTTAAGAAGTACGCGGTGCTTAAAGACCCACTGGACGTGCATGCTTGGCAGGGTATGGAGCACGTTGCGATTGGCGGCATGCTGAAGCCTCTAGCGAAAGCGTCTGACTTGTTACGTAAAGGTGTAACCTTGATGCCTGACTTCATTATCAGTCAGCTTGAGCAGGATACATTCCGTGCGTTCGCACTCAGTGGTGTTAAGAACCCAACTAAAGCGGCATCGCAAGTTATTCCGTCATACGCGAAGATTACTAAGAACCTGTTGAAGGGTGAGCTAGGCGATCAGCGTCTGAGTGAGCTTGGCATCATCGGTATGTTTGACGTATCACCGATTCATACTCGTGAGCAGCTTGAAGGTCCTAACGTAAACGACCCAGAAGTTGGTCTTGGCTCAAACTTGAAGAAAGCTCTCGCTAAAGGTGAGAAGTTCTCTGAAGCATCTGACTTGGCACAACGTAAAGCTATTTACGACCAGACTATTGCCGAGGGCGGCTCTGAAGTTGAAGCGTTCTGGCGTGCATCTGAGATCATTAACTTCTCACGTCGTGGCTCAGGCACGACCGCACACATCGCTCGTCAGGCTATTCCGTTCTTCAACGCTTGGCTGCAAGGTCAGTCAGTATTGTGGAAGTCACTGTTCAACCGCGGCTTGAGCTTGGAAGAGAAAGGCAAGATTATGAACCGCTTCGTTTTGAACGGTTTGAAGATAGCTGCTCTCTCAATTGCGTATGCAGCTGCGATGGACGACGACGAAGCTTGGCAGAATCAACCTGAGTATATTCGTAGTCGTTATTTCGGTATTCCGATTGGTGATGGTCGCTTCATTAAGATTGCTATGCCACCTGACTTGGCGTTCTTGTTTAAGTTCATCCCAGAAAACGTTGTGATGGAAACTGTTGGCGGTAGAGATACTGACCCAGATAAGTTGGCTATGGAGTTCCGTAGTGCTTTAGGTCACGCGATCATGGGTCCGAACATTACACCTCAGATCATCAAACCGACAGTTGAGGCTGTGTTCAACACTAACTTTA